CAATGACGGAACGAAGCAATCAAAAAGGAAAATAACATGAGAACACTTAACGATTATTTTATTACATCTGCAATTCCAGATGTATCAACAGCATCATCTACATTTGTATGTGTACCAGATGGTGGAAGAATAATTAAAATTATTACACACAACAAAGCAACTACTACAGGAACAGCAGCTATCTCTTTTGAAATAGGTGGTGTTGCAGTAACTGGTGGAGCTATAAGTCATACAGCTTCAGGGTCTGCTGGTAGAGTAGCAACTGCTGAACCTACTGCTCTTAACAGAGTAGAAGAAGATGGAACTATCGAATGTATTACAAATGGTGGTTCAACTAATTCTTCTAAAATGGAAATAACTTTTGTTATCAGAAGATAATTACAAATTTTGTGGGGATCTTGTCTAGCGATACTTCCCCACAAATACCAACTTTAAGGAAATAAATTATGCCAATGGTAGGAAAAAAAAAGTTTTCATACACAAAAAGTGGAATGAAAAAAGCCAAAGCCTTTGCAAAGAAAAAAGGCAAAAAAGTAAAAAGTAAAAAAGGAAAATATTAATGTCATACAATTATGCTTTAAGACCAGGAACTTCACAAAAAGTTTCATTCACAGCTTCATCTGTGGCTTGTTCAACAGCTTTTGGAAGTCAAACAAGATTTGTAAGAATAGCAACTACTCATAGCTGCCATTATGCAATTGCTGTTTCCCCAACTGCCACAACAAGTGATGCTTATCTTCATGCTGGAGATTACGAAATTATTAAAGTTTCTCCTGGAGAAAAAATAGCTGCAATTAGAAACACATCTACAAGTGGAGATTTATTTGTAACTGAAATGGGTGCGTAGTGGCAAAACAAAAGTTTGTCCATTTTGTACCAAGAGATAAGCCACCAAAAAGAAAAGGTGTGCATAAAAAATCTCAAAACAAA